ATGGAAAAGAACGAGAGCACGCTAAATCAATGTTTGCAACTGGTCAGAAGGATTGCGTGGCGACTACAGTACAAAGAAAAAAAGAAGTGGAAAAATGAAGGATTGCTGCATGAGGAAGTAGTGGGGATAGATCCCTTTTCCTCGATCATTTCCGATTTGCATGTGGAACAGCTTCTTCAGCAATTGCCTGCGCAACCGGGATACATTATTCGAAAGGTTGTAATCGAAGGCAGGACAGAACAAGAGGTAGCCAGTCAGTTGAACATATCGCGACAAGGAGTGTCAAAATGCAAGAGAAAGTACCTACGCATCATTGCAGCCAACATGAATCTTTCGATGTGATTTTTGAACGGGCGAGGTCTGGTGATAATGGGGCCATGCTGCAGGTTCTGGACTTGCTTCAACCAGAGATGGAGCGAATGGCGTGCTTTATCAAAATGCCGCGTGAAGAATCGATTCAGGAAATCAAGAGTCAACTGATCGAACTGATTCGAAAAAACTAGGCCGGTTGCCAGTGGCTTCGAGTTTTACCCGGGGTAGGTGAGAAAGCCACAAGTAAGGTGGGCCGGACAAAGCAGCGGCTTTCCATCATGATATTGTCGGCAAACTGCCTGCGATTTTGTTCGATTGCTCTAGCGGAACATGTAAAGGGAAGCTGCTTGTCTTGGCGTTTGCGCAACCGTACCGGGAACAACTTCTCGCCTATGTTAAAGCAATCGACAAAAGCGACCTGGAGAGCATCCGCATCGACAGTTCCGATGGCGGATACGTCAGAACATGCTGAGGGTGATCGTCTCACCGTATGTACAAAGGAACAAGGGGGAGAGAAAATGACGGCAACGACGATGATTAGTAAAGATATGTTGATGGAAGAGGTTTGCGAGGGGTGCCCGGCGACGTGCTGGGGCAAGCGGACGCACTGCCAGGTTCACGACCAGCACATTGGCAAAGTCGAATCTTGCCCGGAGTGGGAAAGATATTTGCTCCAGCAGCAAAACAAACCTCAGCCGCCAGTCAAGCAAGAAGCGAGCAAAAAACGGGAAAGTCTCTCCGACTGGAATGAGCTGGCGCCAGCCCTCTCTATTTTGCAAAAGACAGAGGAGGAAATTCGCGATTACAGCTACATGCAAATCGAGATCGTGCGCATCCAGCGCTATTTGCGTGAAGCGGGCGAAGGCATGGTCAGCCAGTACGGACTGGACTCCGCCATGCCAAAAGGCCAAGGCTTCCACAGCGACAAAACACACGCAGAGGCCGTTCGCCGGGAACGGAAGCAAAAGCGGCTCAAAAGCTTGCAGGACAAAATAGACCGCATCAACCGGGCGGTAGAGACGATTCGCAGCGAGCAGGAGCGATTGATTGTCGAAGCGCTGCTGGATGGAGAGAAAAACAACGGGATTGCCAAAGCGCTCGGGGTGTCGCGTCAACGCTATTACGAGATCAAGCGGAGCGCCGTCATGAAAATGGCATGGGCGATGTACGAGGATGAGATGCAGCAGACGGGGTGAGTTCATAACGAAAAGATCATGTGCACAAGGAAAAGACTCCACTCTGGTGAGAAACAGTGCCAGGGGCGAGTCTTTTTTTGTTGTTGTTAAATCATGTTGTTGATAGTTGAAAACAAGAATGTTTGCTCTGTAATGAGGGGAGCATTCATCTCCTTTGGGAACAGGATAAGCTTGCCACATTGCGGTTTCAAGTCAGACGGGAGACAACGTGTTCGTTAGTGGCTTGTACCACATCCAGAATGTAAAGAGCTACCTGGTTGAAAAAAAGTGGATGGACTGTTTTAAAGGTGTCGCCACAAAGTATTGGCAACATTATCTGGCTTGGTTCCGATTTTTGGAGAGCAAGGATTATGAGAACACAACGGAGAAGTAGATAAATATTCCGACAAATACCAAACTCAGAAAAACATCTATTTTCATCTAGCGTATCCCTTCGAGTACTATTTTAAGGAGTTGTGTCTATGATTACTTGGGACCAAGTAATGGTGTCAACGAGTCGGGGGACTTTTGAAGTCTTTGTTGCTGGTGAAGGTATGCCTGTATGTGTAACCCATTACTACTCGGCGTTTACGAAACGCGGAAATTATTTTGCAGACCCGTTTGCAGAAATAGGCAAGGTCATATTGGTTAACTTGAAAGAATGCGGAAATTCTGAACGTATTGTTGAAGAATCAGAACTGAGCATGACTGATTCAGTTGAGGACCTTGAAGCCATAAGAGTGGCTCTTGGTTACAATAAATGGTCATTTGCAGGACATTCAACAGGCGGAATGCTGGGGCTTGTGTATGGAATAAATCATTCAGATGCACTTGAGAATTTAATCGTAGCAGGTGCTGCTGCTTCAAACGAATACATGCGGTCGGCGGATTCGATTTATTGCATGGAAAACCGTAAAAATCATCGTCTGCGTGAAATTTTCTCCATTCTAAATTCCGCCGATGCAAGTAATGAACGAAAAGCACAGGCAGCACGCGAATGGACTGAAATGTCGTTACACCACCCTGAAAAATGGGATGAATACTTCCGTAAACCCAGTAGCGGAAGAACCGTTCAGAAGCGTTTGGATTATTATAATCAGCAATTGTCCTTGTTCGACATTCGAAACCATTTGCATTTAGTGAAAACGCCAACTCTCGTAATGTGCGGTAGATACGATGCTCAGTGCCCTCTTGCATTTTCGATAGAGATACACCGTTTAATTGCAGGTTCAAAGCTTTGTATATTTGAAGAGAGCAATCATTGCCCTCATATTGAAGAACCAGAGAAATTTCGAGAAGCAATAGTTCATTTTTTAAAGTGAGCGGGTGCGAAAGGTTCATTCACCGTTTGATTGCTTCGCCAAAAAGGGTGGCGAGGTTTTATTTTTTATTGGAGTGGATCGGGCGGAGGTGGGGAGGGCTCAGGGAGAGGGAGCAGGCAGAGCTGCTGGAACTAGCGGAGTTGGCGGAACTAGCGGAGCAGGCGTAGCTTGGGGAAACTAGCGAAGCTGCTGGAACTGGCGAAGCTGCTGGAACTGGCGAAGCTGCTGGAACTGGCGAAGCTGCCGGAACTGGCGAAGCTGCCGGAACTAGCGAAGCTGATGGAACTAGCGGAGCTACAGGAACCAGCAGAGCTACCAGAACCAACGCAACTAGCACCCCCCGCCCCACCCATGGCTGACACAAGCTGACACTCCCTGACACTTCCGTGAAAAATCCACTTCTGCATGCGCTTCACGTTATAATCGACTCAAGCGAATCAAGCAAGAACCAAACGAGCCATCTGGTGACGAACCGGGTGGCTTTTTCCGTTCGCTAATCAGACAGAAGGGAGTTGACACGTGGCGAAGGACGAGAACAAAAGGGAGGTGGGAAGATGGAGGATCGCGAGCTCGCCGTATTGACCGAGCTGATCGAAGAAGCTTATCCGCAACTGGCAACGGTCGTGAATGTCGATGACTGGATGGCCCGGCGCTTTTCGCCGCCAGCGGCGTTTCTGATGACGCAAGGAATCGGTGAAACAGGCCGGAGCCACAGTTCCTATCAGGTGGAGGCGGAGGCGCTCATCGTGCTCCATTATCCCATAGCAGAGGGCGTGTATCAGAGGCTGTCGGCCGAGCCGCTGCGCCAGCTTTTGCGCCAGTCGCAGTACAGCTATCGGGGAAAGGCGTCCGGGATGTCCATCGAAATCGACAGCTCCACGTTGCGCATCTGGCGGGATAGACGGGACCGCACCGAAATTGCTTTTCGGTTCACGTACATCGTGACGGTACCGAGAGCGGCCGAAGGAAAAATCAACGAATTTGAGATCGAGGAGGGACATTCCTAGTGGCAAAAAAAGAACAACAGCCTGATGTTGTGAAAACCAAGCAGGAGTGGATTATGAGCGCCGCTTATCTGGAAGCCGAAAGGTTCGAGGTAGCAGGCGCTCTTTTTATGGCAGCAGATCACGAACTGTTGCCTGAGGGCCAAGTGAAAAATCGATTGACCAAATACAAAGGCGGGGTGTAACCATGACAATTCAACGTGAACGGCCGGGGGTAACGGTCGAACTGATCGCAAAAGCAAAAGAACGGGTCGTACCAAAGAGCGGCGTCGTGCTGGTTCCGTACCAGGCAGAGTGGGGGGCGCCGGACGAGCTGGTGAAGCTGGGAAGCTACGAGGAGCGCATGGCGCAAACATTCGGCAAGGCCGATACGGTTGAGTTGGCGGCGGAGGGGGGCGCGACGATTTTGGCCTACCGGATGACGAACGGCCATGCAAGCAAAGCCGCTTACGAACAGGCGGATGCGATCCGGGTAGAGGCACTTTATCCGGGCTTATTCGGCAACGATCTCAAGGTCGTCATCAGCGCGTCCACCTCTGAGCCAGGCAAAAAAGAGCTGCAAGTAAAAGGGCCGCTGCAAACCGAGAAGTTTTCGTTTGCCAATGTGGACGAGCTGGTAGGCAAAACCGGCCAATCGGTTTACGTGCGTGTGAAAAAGCTCGGAGACGCGGCGATTGCAACAGCTTCCGAGACGAACCTGGCAGGCGGGACTAGCGGGACAGACGCTCTTACTGCGGCTGATGCGACCAAGCTGTTCATGGCTGTATCCGGTGCTGATTTTGACGCGATGTATTTGCCGTTCGATGATCCGGCTGTGCAGGCGGCAGCCAAGCAGTTTATGAGCGATCGCCGTACGCTCGGCAAAAAGCTGAGCACGCTGGTCATCGGCGGAAAAGCGGCGGAAGACGAGAGCATGGAGAAGCACGTGGAGCGCTCTGTCGCGCAAAACGCCCGCTTTGTCGTCAATTGCGCCATCGCAGGCCAGCACAACAACGGCAACGTGTACGGAAGCCTGGAGTGGGCTGCGTGGGTAGCGGGCATGATCGCGGCGACGCCTGCCCATGAGTCTTTGACGGCGGTCGTCGTGCCGCTGAAAAAGGCGCAGAAGGATTGGGGCCACAGCGATATTTTGCAAGCGCTCGGCTCTGGCACGCTGGTGGCAACTCGGGATGGCGATGTGTATATCATCGAGAGCGCCGTCAACACGCTGGCTGTGCTGGGCAACCATGAACGCGAAGACTACGGCAAAATCCGCGTCAGCATGACGCTCGATCAGATCGTCAACGACATCAATGCCGTGGGCAAAAAGTACAAAGGCAAGCTCGGCAACAACGACCTCGGTGGCGCGGTGTTCGTCTCTGCGGTCAACGCCTATATGACCGTTCGCGAGCAGCAGGGCGCGATTGAAGCAGGCTGGACGTTTACCGACAAAAAGAACGGCAACGGAGATCGCCGGGGCTTCCAACTGTCGGCCAAGCCGCTGGATGCAATCGAATACTTTGACATTGACTGGGAGGTGCTGTAATTGGCTATTGCACGCGATATCAAACTGAAAAATTGCCAGGTGTACGATGAAAATGGAGACCCGATCTACGGGACCCTGGAAGGCAAAATGGTCCTCAAGGTCGAGTACGGCGACACGAACCGTCTGCAAAAAGGGAAAATCCAGACGGTCAATGACTGGCATGTCGAGGTGACGCTGAAAATTACCGCCACCAACGCTGCATTGAAATACTACGTCGTCGAGCAACTGACGCAGGGCAAGACGCCTGTTCTGCCGTTTTTGATCGGCGAGACGCTGGACAAGGAAGCAGGCAATTCCGAGCGCGTTCGCATTTCCAACATTGTGCTCAATCCGGAAGAGATCACGCTGTGGGAAGCGAAGGCAGACGGCAACGATCACGCTACCTACGATCTGAAAGGGATGTCCATCGACAAGCCGGACTACCTCGATGAATTGCCAACCTACATCGAATAGGAGGAAGAAAGATGAGCAAGCTGCAAAAATATTTGGCAAAAGCGAATGAACAGGCCCCACGCAAAGAGGTGACCGTCGTCATTGACGGCGACGAATGGAAAGTGCGCCAACTGAATCTGACAGAGCTGCGCGAATGCGAGCGGATGGCGGACAAAGGAGAGCAAACAGACTGGTTCCTGTACAACGATGCCCGGATTGTGAAGTCGACCGAGCACGATTTTCCGTGGAACCAGGAAGAACTGAAAAAGGCGTACAAGGTAGGAACGAAGTACGAGCTGGTGGAAAAGATTTTCCGCGACAACCCGGAAGGCTACAGCAAGCTGCTGCAAGCGGTGCGCGAAGTAAACGCGGGCCAATCGGAGGAAGCGGCCATTGAAGAAGCAAAAAACTGATCCGATCTGACGGAGAGGCCTGGCATATGTGCCGCGCTTTTTTAAAGGGCAGGGGCCGTCCGTCGGATCTCGTGGAATACGAAGTGGATGCGTACAAGCAAAAGCTGTTCGTGATAGCTTGTCAGATGATCGAGCTGGAGGATGAGGACAAGGCTGGGTGATTGCACTCGGCCTTTTTTCCTGTTGGCTCTCTCTTCGAATAAATCAGATCGGACAGGAGGTGAAAGGATTGGCAACAGATGTTGCGAGACTGAAAGAAATGCGCAAGGAAATGAACAGACTGGTGAAGGAAGCGGGCGGGCTGGCAAAGGAAGTAGACCGGACCAGCCGGGGGATGCAGCGCATGACCAGGCAATTTTCTGCGGGAATGGGGCAGATGAAAGCGGACATGCAAAACATCCAGAACAGCCTGAAAGAACTGAACCAGGTGAACGTAAAGCCGAAAGTGGAGTTCGGGGAGGTCACCAGCAAGCTCAACGACTTGAAAACGGAGTTGGCGGCTGCCGGAGGGCTTTTGGCCGGACTTGCGATGGGCACGACGCTCGATGGAGCCAAGACCGAAGCGCAGGCGGCGGCACGGGAGCGGGCGCTTTATGCGGCCAGAGGGAAAACAGAGGAGGAAATGAAGCGCTTTGACGAGCTGACGAAAAAGCTGACAACGCTCAATCCTCACATGAAAGCTTCCCAGGCCATGGCCCTGATCGCCAAAAGCGAGAACGACCATCCAAACTTCGCGCTGGAAGCGGCCAAGCTTGGCGTCACGACGCGGTTTGCTCCGGAAGACAGCGTGAAAATGATGGCGGCCATTGGCGGCACGACTGACACGGACAGCGCCGTGCGGCTGGCGAATGCGCTCCAGTACATGAACAACACGGGAGAAGGCAACCTCAGCGTCAAGCTGGTCGAATCCATCTCGCAATTTAACGCGCAAAATGGAAAATTGCTGAATACGCCGGAAAAACTGGCGGCCGTGGTGGGGGAAATCGGCAAGCTGTCCAATGAGGAGAAGTCGTTTGGCACCTTGCTGAAAAAGACACAGGAGTTTAGCGGAAGCGGAGAGCTTGCTCGCCTCCTGCAGTCCCAGTACGAAGCGCAAGGCCAAAGCGCCGCAGAGGCAAAGAAACGGGCGGAGGACGAGGCGAAGAAGATCAGCCAGGGACTGTCCTCAGCCGACAAAGACGAGCAGCGAATCGCGCTCGGGAAAACGTTAATGTCGATTGCGGCCATGACGGACAAGGCTGCCCAGCAAAAGGCGATGACGAGCCTGGGAGGAAATGCGGGATCGGCTGTGGAGAAAACGGTTAAGATCGCCGGGGGCGAAATCAGCCCGCAAGTCGGCAACGAAGCCGACAAGTCTTACGCCGCAGCGACCAAAGCAGATCCGTTTTTTGCGTCCATGCAGGCGCAGACTGCGGCGAAGAACGAGGCCATGGAGGCCATCGGCAAAATTTCCAGCGACCTGTCAGGCATTTCGACGCTGATTTCCCGCACAGCGGAAGCATTGACCGGGTGGTTCAACGGTTGGTCAGACTCGGTCAGACAGTCTACCGTGTATATCATAGGGACCTTGGCTGTAGGTACAGCAATGGCGATTCAACTGGCAAGCATGTGGGGAAAAGCGAAAGCCTTCGCTACCGCGACGCGGGACTGGTGGGGCAGCAGAGGAAAAAAAGGAGCAGATGCCAAGACAGCAGGCGGAAAATCGTCCCCCCTGGATGGGGGCGGCATGCTCGCAGGTGGAAAAGGCGAGTGTTGCTGCTGCTGCGATGGCTCTGGTGCAGGCATTAACATGGGCAATGATTCAGGGCGGGAGAAGAAGCGGTCTAAAAATGCAACTCCGTCTGCCGGGAACAAGCCAGTTTCGGATGGTGCTGGACAAAATGCAGCTCCGTCTGCCGGAAACAAGCCAGCTCCGTCCGCCGGAAACAAGCCTGCCTCGAATGCTGCTGGCAAAAACGCAGCCCCACCTGATGCCCCTGCCCCAAACAAGCTTGAGCTGGATAGTGGCGGTCTAGGTGGAGTGGACAAAGCAGTTGGAAAAGGATCCTGGAAAAATATGGCGAAATCAGGACTAAGAAAGTTGCCTTTCGTTGGAGGGTTGCTCAGTCTGGCGACGATAGCCGGATCAGAAAACAAGGTGGAGACGGCAGCTCAAGTAGGTACTGAAGCGCTTGGCGGTTGGGGTGGCGCTGCCGCTGGAGCCGCGATGGGAGCAACTGTCGGTTCGATTGTTCCGGGCATTGGTACGGCGATAGGTGGAGCGATAGGGGGCATCATCGGCGGCTTCGGTGGTTCTATGCTGGGTAGCATGGCCTTCGACAAGGCTACGGAGTGGTGGCAGAACAGATCGTCCGCGAAAAATAGTCAAACAGGACAGGGAAGCGAACGCCCGCCAGTGGAACAAGGCGCCGAAAGCCGTCCGGCATCAGCCCCATCGGCTGCATTGCCGGGACAGCCTGCCCCTGGCTATTCTCCAGCGGCAAGCGCTGCTTCCCGACCACAGAGCGTCTCCTTGACGCTCCCGCAAGTGACGATTTCGTTGCACGCGGCAGGCGTACTGCAAGATATCCCGACGATGCTGAAAATGCTCAACGATCCATCCGTCGGCCAGCGAATCCGGACCATTATCGAGAAAGCGCTGCTGGATGCATTGGAGACGAGAGGAGGAGTGACCACATGATCCGGATGCAAGGCAAATATACATTGACATTCCCGGTCACGCCTGCTGAAATTCAGTTTCGCGGTTACGGCAACGATGTAGAAGGGACCACGTCCATTACGCTGCTGGCCGGAAATCGCATTTCGGCCAGACGGCCAAAGGCGATCAGCTTCGACTTCCTTTTGCCCGGCGACATCTCGGCCCCGTACGTCGAGGTGAAAGGCTACCAGGGGCCAAGGCCGTGGCTTGCCGGGCTGGAGCGTCTGACGGGATCAGAGGTGCTGTTGACCATCGACGAGCTGGACCTTGCGTGGAACGTGCTCATCGGGCCGTGCGACGGCAAGTTTCAGGGGAAAAACGTCGACTTTCACGGCTCGATCGAACTGCCGCTGTTTGTCAAAGACGAGTTCATCACCTGGAGCAATCAGACGCAGTTGCTTTCGCCCGGCGCTGTCATCTCGCGGCAGCAGCCAGCTCGTCCCAACACGAGCGGCAAGGTAGCGAAAAAAACGCAGAAGCAAAAAGCGTTGGCGCAATCCACCGACAGCAAAAAATCGGAGGACATGCGCATGCGCATCCAAAAAAAGCTGGAAGACGAACGCGGTTTTTAACGGAGATGATGAGATGAAAGTCATTTACGGCAAGGAGCAGACTCGCTATGACCTGTCCCCGGCCGTCACGGAGCTGTCCTGGTCTTCGTCCCGCGGCCAGATCGCCCAACAGGCAGAGGTGAAAATCAAGGAGGCCCCGCCGCTGCAAACGGCGGGCTTTTTCATGCTCTTTTCGGGCGCGCAGCTAAAGGAAGCGCAGCAATTTTTCCACGGCCCGCTTGTCCGCCTGGAGCGCGACGACCGGACGGGAGACTTGTCGGCAACCGCATACGAGCTGGGCTGGTATCTGCAAAAAAACGAAACCTCCCGGATCAAGCTGAACGGCGATGCCGGAACCGAGCTGGCCCGCATCATCAAGGCGGCCGGGGTCAATTTCAGTTGCCCGCCTTTTGGTTTTACGACCAAAGAGCGTATCTCGCCGCAATCGTACACGGCGTTGTTCACTTCGCTGACCGAGCAAGCCTATGAGAAAACAGGTATTCGCTATTTCGTGCAATACCAGCGCGACAAGCTGACCGTTTTGCCGGAGGGAACGAACAGCATCGTGCCATTGTTCAAGGCGAGCATGCTCGCAAACAGCTCGACGGGGGAAAGCATCGAGGACGTCTACACGGTGGTCACAGCGGAACGCTATCGGGGCGATCAGGTGGCGAGCAGCGCGACGAAGGCAAACGACAGCCTCGTCAAACAGATCGGCCGCATGCAAAAGGTCATCGACGCAGGTGAGGACAAAAATGTAGCAGCTCTGGCCGCGAAGCAGCTTGCCGAGCTGTCCAAAATCCCCCGGACGCGCTCGATTACGGTCCGGCATGAGGACGAACACGCGGCCCGGCTTCGCGCGGGCTGGCTCATCAAGATCATGGAAAAGAACAACCAAACAATTACCGATTGGATCGTCACCAGTTGCCAGGCGCACTGGAAAGGCGGCCAATACACGATGGATCTTCAGTTGGAAAGGAGGACGTAACGATGCAGTCAGTCATCGCAAAGCTGAAAGGATACACCCGCGACGGCCTGAATAACACGCAGGGCGAGCTGGGACAACTTTTGTCGCTGTCCCCGCTGTCTGTCAAACTCGACGAAGACCCGACGCCATTGGAGCCAGACGAGATTGTCGTCCTGCGCTCCGCCCAATTGCGCCAGGAGGATGTAGGCAAAAAGGTCGCCGTGCTTTTCTGCACAAACGATCAGTACCTTCTGCTCGGGGTGGTGGAGTGATGTTTCCACAGTTGCCAGGCACGGAAGAGAACATGCTCCCGTCCGAGGCGGATGTGCCGATTCCTTGGACGTACCGATTCGATTGGGAGACCAAGCAGTTGAAGCAAGGCCCGGATGGCAGGTATGTGCGCACGAGGACGTACGAGGAGTACTTGCAGGAAACGGTGCAAAAAATTCTCCACACCCGCCGCTTCCGCTATGCGATTTACTCGGAGCGGTACGGCGTCGATTTTTTGGCCGACAAAGGCAGAATGCGCTCAGGCATGTCGCTGTCTGTCATCAAAGCGCAAGCCGAGGAAGCGCTGGAAGCCCACAGCGAAATTGAGCGGGCACAGGTGCAGGACATTCGCTTTGAGGGAGACAGAGTCGTTTTGCATCTGGAGATTGAAGGAGTTCGAGGCACAACCCGAATGGAGGTGGACGCATGGAAACGGTAAAAAAGCCGGAGATGCCAATTCTCCGCGAGACGCCGGATCAAATCTACCAGCGGATGGCGAACCGGATGGCGATGCTTGCCCAGAAGCGGGGGGAAACGCCGCCGGCTACGGGCGAGGGGGAAATCCATTACGATCTGGCTTACCCGATCGCAGAAGAGCTAAGCGAGCAGCAGCAGCTTCTGGAATACGGCTTTTTGCAAGGCTTTCTTCCCTGGGCAGACGGCGAGTTTTTGGATGCGGCAGGCGTCTTTTTCGGCCTGACTCGCAACGAGGAAGAAACAGACGACGCCTATCGCCAGCGACTCATCGACCGGGCGCGCAGCGAAGAAGGAGACGGACGCCGCCAGGACTACGAGCGCTGGACGCGCAACATTGACGGCGTAGGCGGAGCCGTCGCGATCGAAAAGGCGCGGCACGATCTTTCCATCGACGTTTACATCACGGACCTGGACGGACAGCCCGCTACGCCACAACTGGCTACGCAGGTTCGAAGCAAGCTGGAAGACAAGCGGCGTGCTCTGCACGATCTGCAGGTGCTTCCGGCCAATGTCTATCCGGTAGCAATCGCCGTGAAGGTGAGTTTGCGGCCAGACGTCGAGCTGGCAAAAGTCGAGGAGCAAATCGCCTCGCAAGTAAAGACATACCTGAAAGGGCGTTCCCAGATCGTGTACCAGCAGATCGGATCGCTTTTTTTCGTGGACGGCGTAGAGGACTTCACCGACTACACGCTGAACGGCGAGGAAGCCAACCTGACCGTGCCTGCTGATTCTGTCGCCACTCTGCAACTGGCGGTGACGACATGATCCCTGAACGGTACAGACAGATGCTGCCGCCTTACTGGTATGAGAATGAGGTTGCGGAGTATCATTTCGAAGGCGCGGCGTCAGCGGTAGATGCTTTTCACGTGCAGAGGGAGGACCTGCTGCAGCAGGTCACTCCGTGGTCGGCCACGTGGGGATTGGATATTTGGGACTGGATTTACTTCGGGAAAAAGCAGCTTCTGAGCGTGGAGGAGCGGCGCAAGAATATCCAGCAGAAGCATTGGGCGTACCTTGGGTTCACCCCAAGCGTGCTGCGGGCGATTGGTTACAGTTCGTCGGCCAGCAAGCAAGTGCGGATGGTCGAGGATTTTGACAAGAAGGTGATCCGGTACGTTTACCCGATTGAGGAGCGATTTGATACAAAGAACGCGATTCAGGCTGTCGAGAAAATCCGGCCCGTTCATTGCAACGGGGTGGCTTTTGAGCCTGTGGCGCTTGAGCGCATTGAACTGCGGGACGTACTGGTCGTTGGAATAAAGGAGTACCACAAAGTGAGTGAGTTTCGCGTGGGGATGCCCCCGATTAAACGATACGAGGAGGTCGTGAAGTGATTACGCAGAGCTATTTGCAGACCATACGAGACGACCTGCTGGCGCGGGTGACGGGCGGGGATGTTTTGCTGAATGATACGGTTTCTGTGCCTGTTCAGGCGGTAACGATCTCGTCCCATCCGATTGCTGGCGTGCAAAATGGCATTGCGCTACAGGTGTCCGCGCAGCATGTTGCCAGCGTCCCGGTGATTACGAGCGCAAAGTTGCGGACCAGCACGGGAGCGGTTGTCGCAGAAAAGACGGCGAACATCGAAATGAACGGCGCGCAGTTTGTGAACCTGACGTTTGTTGTGGAAGTGAAAGGGGGGGCTGTAGGGTGACGTACCATGCGAAGACCAACTGGAAGCAAGACGATCCTGTAACGGAAGTGGACATCAATCGTTGGGAACAAGGTATTGCGGATGCTCACGCGACGATTGCCGTGCTGACGGCAGATGTATCGAATCTGAAAACGCGCATGAACGTGATGGAGAGCACGTTGCCGGAGAACTTCTTGTACAACCATTTCAAGGACGATCTGAGCACGATCGACGGCATTAAGGTGATTCGTGGCTACTACAACGAAGCGCAGAGTCGGCTGGAGGTATGA